GTCTTCTTTAATAGTTTGTTTAACCTCTTGAGCCCCAGGAGCCACCTGAGATGCTTCTTTAACCTTCTCGCCAGTCTCTTTTACCTCAAGTAATACTTTTGTGCGAAGGGCTACTTCGACTGCTTTCGCTAAATCGCCGGGCAACCCTTGCACGTTAATTTCTTGAGGCTTTGGATCAGCTAAGGTTATCCATAATCTATAATTTGGATTCTCTTTTGAGAAATAACCCCAAATTCCTACTTTTGGATTAACTCTTATAAGCATATATCCTCCGCCTAATTAATTAAATTAAACTACCGCTGTAGTTGCCGGAATAGCTGTCATGCTACCACTAACATTAATCTGCGCCTGGGCAGGAAGTACTATTTCATTAGGTGTAACTTTGACATTCTTGAATACAGCAATAGCCTGACCTTCGCTATATAGACCGATACCATAACGCTCGCGAAGCTTGATTTTCTGTATATCAACACTAGGATCGTTCCATTGTTCTGTCGTAAGATCTTCAACAACCAAGAGAGCGCCTAGGTTTTTAGAATCAAACATCATAATATCAGTTAGCTTATTGTCAAAATCAAAATCAACAAATGGACTAACGATAACACGGAATGGATACGGGAAATACGAAGGAAGTACAGGTGCTCCGTCCATGGCAGGATTATAGTCGGCAGCAGTAGAAGTTGTTTCGCTACCAGCAGAACCGCCAGGAGTTAAGTCCGCACCAGGAGAAACGCCAAGTTTACCCTGAGAAGAATTTCCCCAAGGAGCTAAACGAGCTACTTGGCCGTTCCAGTTAGCAAAATAGACTCCGCCTGCAGCACCTTTAAGGAATAAGTCGCGAAGGATAGGATCCTTGACAAACATACTCCAGCATAGGGGATGCATTAAAAGAGTATCGGGAACAAAGCCATTTACCATAATCTGGCCATAAGCATCGAAAATATCATCCATTATAATGGCACCATTGGCCGCTCCATTTAGATCTCGACCGTGAGTGACGCCTAACATCGAAGATGTTGGATTTAAGTTATCAAAAACAGGGATACCCATTGCTTTGATATAGTTGAAGATTTTCTGTTCCTTATGGCGGGCTAGAGCTTGACCTGCAGCACGAAGATGCATTGAGATAATATCATACTGCGAATACCGGACCATTTCTTCAGTGATTTTAACAGCTAAACCACTTTTCCCGATATTTGCCGTTGAGGTGGCCCCGCTCATCGACAAGACCTGTTCTGGATATTCTTGGCCTTCGGCTAGGTCTTCAGCTATTAGAGCGCCAACCGCAGGAAAGGTAACCGTAACACCGTATTCATGCTGAACACGATCTAGCAACTGAGTGCCAACTAGATAAGGTTCCTGAGCTTCTTTGACAACGTGCTGAATGACCTTAGGCAACCAAAGGGCTGCATTAGGTGTCGCAATAGCATCTTTAACAGGTACTCTCACGGGAGAACCATTACTATCACGCTCAGTTGGATGGAATCCTAGATTATTCCATACAAATCTATATTCTCTTAGATCTTTAAAGTTAATCATTATGACTTACCTCCTGGTTATCGAAGAAGAAGAATTCTAAGCATGATGTTAGAACCGCTGCTATAAGTTAGAGCCGAAGGCAATCCGGCAGTAGCGGAACCAGGCATTTTGTCCACGGTACCCAGCTGTGTATAGGCGGTCTTGACTCGGTCAAGATAATCACGCGGATGCACAACTTTTTCTGTTACAATACCAACTACTTCTTTGGAAGCAGTAAAAGCTTGATTTAACATAACAGCTAGCTCGGCGTCAGAAGGATTTCCATCCGAGGTAGTTGAAATGTCAGACGAAGCAAAACTTTTAACTGCGACGAAATTAGAATTAGCGTCGGCACGAACAAATTGGCCAGGTCTCAAATCTCCCAGGGCACAGGCATAAGTACTTACACTAGAAGGAGAGCTGTTGTAAGTGTAATAATCTACTGTACCGCTAGTAGCAGCAGCCGCGTTGCCGCCAGACTCGTAGCAAAGAACCATACCTTGTTCTAGGTCCAGATAATAATCTCCTACGGAAGTCAAAGCAGCAATTGAGCTTCGTTCTGTAGCAAAAGCAGTTGTATTTGAGAAAGTAATAGGAGTTGCAGTAGTACTTTTAGCAACCATATCGTTAACTAGATTTAAACCTACTACATTCGGATTATAAGAAGCGCCAACTTCTGTAGCATATCGTGTAGTAGCAGCTAGACCGGTTGCGTCTACCCACGCGGCAGTAGCAGGAGTCCAATCTGAAATAGCAGAACTACCGACTGATAAGCCAGAAAGATTTAGCTGACTAGCAGAAGCAGGAATCAAAGGAACTTCGATCAGGTAATGACATAGAACGGCTACCCGATGCTGAAGATTAAAGTTATGTTTTGTGAAATCGGCAGGATTAAATCCATCCCCACCGGCCCATTTGTAATAATTATAAGGAGCTACGCCAACAGGAAATCCAATGAAATCCTCGGCATTTTCTCCATTATCCAAAAGACCACGAGCGATTAAAGCTGCAGTAATTTCTGCTCTTGTATAACCGCCAGCAGCAGCAACCGCAACTCCGGTTGTAAGATCTACAACCTGTTCGGTTACATCATCAGCGGTATATGTTAGTACATCGCCAGATTCAACAGCAAAAGCTGTTTTTAAACCGGCGGGGACTACACGACCCTGACGATCAAAAGAAACTACTTTGCCAGAACTTACAGTGAACCATTCCTCGTAATATTTATCGTACCGTTTTACGGGAAGCCATTCGGCTGGCATAAAGTCACCAGCAGGACGAATACCCTCAGATACTTCAATATTAGGAGTAACATTACCAGTATGATCCCACTGCTTATGTGTGGCAGAATAAAGGTTGTAACTCATTTTTGGTTGTCCTCCTTAGAGTCTAAAATTATAGGGAATAAGACCCTCTTGCTTTAATTTTACTATCCATGCGTCAGCCTCATCGGGATCATTAGCGCACATATCTTTGTAATTCTTACGAACTTGCGTGTAAAGAATCTTGGTACCTGCATCTAATGATTCTTCACCTGGATACACCGTGTCCTTGTCGACAACCATATTAGCTGGGTCCTCGGTTGCGGGTGCCGTAGGATCAGTAATGGTTTCAGTAGGTTCACGAGTCATCCCATCATTTATCTTCATGACCATTTCATCTAGGTTTATCGAATCCTTAACAGAAACAAACTTCTGAATAAGTTCTTCGGTTTTTAGTTCTTTGGCCGCTGTAATAGCATCTTCTAATTTTCCAACTTCGCCAGCGGTTAAAGTATTTAATAGAGCAACAGCCTGGGCTAAATTCTCTTTTGTTTCATTTAATAGCTTCAAGTAAGCATCCTCATCGGCTTGTGCCTCTACATAAATATCTTTGAGTTCCTGTCGCAATGCTTTTAATTGTGCATCCTTTTTCTCGCATTCCGGACAAGTATCTTCTTTCTTTTCGTCTTTTATTTGGTCCTCTGGTTCAGCAGAATCTTGCTGTGAACGAGCTTTAATATCTGCTAATATCTCGTCGATCTCTACCTCCCAAGCTTCTCTTCCGTCCTTAGATTTCTCGCCATCAAATGGACAACCAAGGGCTTTGGCTTTACGCCGAATACAAGAAATAACATATGAAGGTTCATTGTTTTTCTTTGCATAAGCCATAGCTACACGAGCATGAGAACAATCAGGAACAGGATATTTTCTTTCGGCAGGTTTACAGAAAGTGGATTTCTTTAGCTTTTTCCGTTCTTCGGAGCTAAGTTTTTTGTCTTCAAAAAATTCATCGACAAGGGCTAAGTCGCAGGCAAATTGGACCATTGTATCATAGTGCTCGTCAGCTAGCTTAAACAATTCTTCTTCCTCGGGAGTCAGGCTAACCATATCATCTTGTTCTTCGTTGGGTTTCTCTGTCTCCGGAGTACTAGAAGCCTCATCTTCTACAGTCGCATTTTCTTCTTTTACTTTTCCTTCATCGGAAGTACTGTTTTGTGCTTCATCTTCCAGTTCTACTTGTAAATCTTTTTCTTTACTGTCTTCAGTAGCATTTTCTGTAATATTTTCAGACTGCATTTCAGATTCGGATTTGATTTCATCTTCTAGTTCTTTAATCTTTTTTTCTGCTTCATCATGATAAGGATTTGCAACTTCGTCTTTTACTTCGGCAAGAAAGCCCTTTAGAGCATCCAGGCGCTCGGACTTATCTTTCTCATCACATAAAGCAATTTCGAGTGCCTTTTTCCAGGCTTCCTCGACTCTATTCATATTGTGACCTCCTGTCATGTCTGTAGAATCTTGAAATGTAAAGCTTGCATTTACTTCCACGACATTTTCATATTGCTCGGCAATAACTGAGTCTTGTACATTGCCGTCGTTGGCTATTCCAATTACCCTGGCTAATGAATCAGCGGGAGCATTGACGAAAGAAATCTCATCATATATAAGTGAGCCGGTGATCATAACACAGAGTTTATCATCATAATATTTTCCTGGTAAATGTTCGCAGCGCCCACTTTCTACCCAATCTGTTTTACAAATACTACAAATCGCCTTATCGGAACTTGCCCCGGTTGATACTGTAAGATACCGTTTATCAAGAATTTTGTCAATAGCTTCTTTGTCTGTAATTTCAGCAGTTACAAGAAGATATCCAAGGCCAGTAAAATCTGGATTTGTTAGAATATCAGATTCGATTAAATCATCAGCAATATTAAGCAGATGATAAAATGGTGTATTGGAATCATTAAGTTTTTTGACCAGATTAGAAATTAATCCATCTCTTGTTAGCGAATGGGATGTGTCAACATAAGTTGCATTGACTATCCTACCGATAGGATCTGCGTGTTCGTTGTGGTGAGTTAATATGGGTTTAGAAAAGGGTTTTAGTAATGTTTGGGCACCTTCCCTCATTTT